TTATTCTAATACATTAAGTAATCTTTCTAAATCTTTCGCAGTAAGTTCAATACTTTTTATATACTCATTTTCATATGTCCAAGGTATGCTTTCATTATCTATAACTGAAAGTATACCTTCTTTTATTTTCCTAGCAGTTTTTAGACCACGAGATGCATAATATAACTTTTTATTCCTTTCAATTACCCCACGTTCATCATAAATGCTTTTTGTTATATACTTCGTAATATATTTACTTACAGCAAGTTTATTCTCAATAATTCCAATGCTCATATAGCCGAATCTTTTGGTGTATTTTTCCCATTCATAATACCCATTATCATTTATTCTTAAATGGTCCAAAGGTAAACCTTTAAGGAGTCCGTGCATATGCCATGCCCCATCTTGATGCTGTTCAGGAATTAGCAGGTATTGAATATTTACGCCGTAATCACGCCTATAGTTCCTTATCATTTGACTTAAATCTTTAATATACTTAGATAAATCATACCTATTGCATTTTTCCGGGTCCAGCGTAAGAGTAACAAAATAGTCGAAATCATTGCAAAGAGCATACTCAAAAACCTTCGCCCTGCTTCTACTTATATTATTCATTAGCTTTTTATCGTTGACATTATTACCTTTTTGTTTATTTTTCTCATCTTCAAATCCTGAATTTTTCACAAGGTTTTTATGGTACGTTATTTTAAAATAGTCGTCAGTATATTGCTTAATGGTGTAATAATTATCGATATACTTAGAATAATACTTAATATTTATCACCCCATGACCGTTAAGTGATACTTAGTCAAGTATATGCTACCGCCTTTCACAGCCGACAGACTTCGCTAGTCGGCTGTTCCAGTTGGTTTTATAATCTTTCTTCATTACATAAGCTACCTTTTACCCCGAATAGTAGATATAATTCTATTGCTTTGCATATTAACTCAGAATAATTTACCCCTTCATCAATAGCTTGTTTTTTTACCTCATTTAATTGTTCCTCATCAATTGTTAATGTATATTTTACTTTCATCTTTACACCCCCTAAATACATATTAACATTTATACGTATTAATGTAAAGATGTTTTTATTCTTTACAATAATTTAATTACTTCGGTTCTGTCCATGTACTCCTTACTTTTTGCTGATTCTAACATCTTAAATGAGTCATACATATCTCTAAGATTGTCATCTTGAATAAATCCAACTATTTTTATCGGTTTAATCCTTCGCCTAAGTTCAACTTGTGAAGTAGATTGTAAAGACTCGTAATCTTCCCAGTGGTAATATTTAAGTCGTGTCCATCGTGAAAATATTGTATTACATTCAATCGCATAATGCGTCAATTCTCTAAATACCTTGTCCACTCTATTCCAACGTTGTGCTGTATATAGTATCTGTTTCCCATTTCCTTTCCTATTTTGCGTCAATAATGTTAACAATTCTACTGGAAAGTTTTTAAAATCTCTTGAATTAAATTCGTTTTGGACCTCATCCCAAGCTACTACTAAAGGCTTATCATATTCTTTTAATAGGTCCCTCCATGAAGTAAATTCAAAATCCTGGTCCTTGTAATGAAAATTAGTCATTATATAAATTTTATCTCCATATTTCTTCCTATATTCCCGTAACTGATAAACTAATCCCATCGTTTTTCCTTTCCCAGGAAGTCCAAAATAACCGTAAATTCCATAAAGATGTACCTTTTTATCTTCTTTATTCCATATTCTTTTTAATTCTCTGTATAAATCAATTATCTTCCATTTTATTAAATTATAAACTAACATATTATACCCCCTATAAGATTATGCAGACCGTCGCCGAGCGACAGGTCTGCATTAATTAAATCCAGGTATCTTTTTATAAACCCATTCAATGATAGACCAAGATATTTGAGCAATATACCAAAATGTAACATTAGATATGATTATAACCCATATGTCTAGTGGAAAAATAGATAATGGATATTTAAGAACATCTATAGTATATGATATATAAGAAGGTAGAACAAATCCGTCAGGTAATAGATAAATGATTAGATTAATTAATGCAAAAAGTGGAGTACATAATAATTCAATTATCATTTAATCATCTCCTTTAGATTTACCAAATAAATTTACTCCACGTATTAAAAAATATATCTGATTCATATTATATAAAATCAATAAAGGAAAAATAAACCCTCTCACTAAATTATGAAATGTAGATTTATATTGATTTAAAAATGTAAAATCTACGAATTTAACCCGTTTACCGTATATTGTACCCTGAAATTCAGATAGATTATTTAAGTTAATCTCTGGTACATTTTTTAATTTTTCTAAATCAGATGTATCAACTTCCAATTTATTAACAAAATTAGATTGAATTTCATCAAACTTACTAGCGAAATATTCTTCATTAGGCACAAATATAAATGTTAAAACTTCACGAACACCTGAAACAATTGCACTAGGTAAAGCCTGAATAGAATGCCATATATCAGTAAGAGGTTCAGAAAAAAAAGACCAAATAGAATTCCCTATATAGGATATACCTTCGCCAATTCTATCTAAAGCTGAACCAATTATATTAAACGGTGTAAATAACGCTTGAAGTAAACCACTAATAGCGGAATTAATAGCGTCGCTGATAGAATCCCAAAACCAACTGGGAGTATCGTCTGGATCTGTCCAACTAGGTCCCGTTGGAATGTGGAGGGTGTCGGCAAAAAAAAACTTGAACCATTCCATCTATATATATCTATATCGCCTTCATATCCAAGTCTATCACTTGTACTACGAGCTATATATAGCACATTATCATTTTCTACATGCACTGTACCTGTATTTCCTAATCTATAATAATTAGCCGATGAAGTCTTTTTTATAACAAATGCTTTACCAGTTACAAGAGGTGTACCGTCATGTAATTTATCAGCTATATCAAAATCTAATGGAACTGGTGATGATAATACATTAATAGACCCAGATGGAAACTCAATTTTATAAATATAAGCATTAGGATAGTTGTCAATGAATTCATATATATCCGTATCTGTAACAGCAAGTGATATACTGCTGAACAAAAAAACAAAAATAAATGTAAATATTATTATCTTTTTAATATTAATCACCTCCATATAAAATAAAGGCAAGGCTACAAAGAGCCGAGCCTTTAGAAGAATCTGTAAATAATTCTAGGTATTAGTCTAACCCCAATCATAATCGCCATGATACTTATACCAACTGGTAAAAGTACACCTAAATTATTAGTGATAGATGTAACTATGGGTTCTAACATTGCTGAAGTAATAAGTAAACCATTTTCCATAAAATTACTCCTTTCATATAAATATTTTTAAAAATTTATAAAAGAGTAGGATTAATCCTACCCCTGCAAGGCAAAATATTAAAAGATAAAAATAACTATTTAAATTTAAAATACCTTGTTCTATACTCTGCAACGTTTCAAGTTTATTATTAATATCTGTAAGTATACTTTCAACTAAATCTATATCTAAAATAATACCTTCCATTATTCAACCTTCTTTATACCGAGTACTTTCAATTGCGTAAATCTGCCTGGATATACTTTAAAATTTACTTCAACCTTATCTAATTGTTGTAACCCTGCTGGAACATCACTTTCTAGCAT